TCCCAAGCGATAGATCACTACACTATAGAGACTTTCAGCTCTTTATTAAAAGATTACGAAAACGGTATCCTGGACGAAGAATACGTTATTACATGGCTGGAGAATATGGTGAAAACTTTGGGCGCCCGCATTGGCATGCCTGTATCTTCGGACTCGATTTCGATGATAAGAAATTATGGAAACGGACTTCCGCTAATTCTCTCTTATATAGATCCCAAGACCTTGAACTACTCTGGCCATTTGGTTATTCCTCCATTGGAGATGTTACTTTCGAATCAGCAGCCTACGTGGCTCGATACATTATGAAAAAGGTTACTGGTAAAAATGCTGCAGAGCATTATCAAGAGATTGACCCAGATACTGGGGAAATCACTAATAGGACTCCTGAGTTTACGAAGATGTCCTTAAAACCCGGTATAGGATACGAATGGTATAAGCAATATACTACCGATGTATATCCACACGACTATGTTGTAGTTCGTGGAAAAAAAGTCAAACCTCCAAAATATTATGACAAAAAATTTAAAATAGATAATCCATATGAGTTTGACGAACTGCTTTACATTCGTGAAAAATCTGCTAAACTCAACTACGCAGATAACACTTTAGAGCGATTGGCCGTTAAGGAACAAGTCGCAAAAGCTAAACTGCAAAAGTTAAAACGTAACCTCACTTAGGAGCCTCACATGAAATTAGTTCTATGTACTGTCAAAGACCGCGCTGCTGATGCATATGGTCGTCCGATGTTTGTACCATCCGTAGGTGTAGCAATTAGGAGTTTTTCAGATGAAGTTAATCGAAAAGATCCTGAAAACCAGTTACACAATCATCCCGATGATTTTGATTTGTATGAGCTTGGCGAGTTCGATGACAATACTGGTTTATTTGCTTTACATGATCAACCAAAACTATTATCGTTAGGTAAACAAGTAAAAATTACCGACGAATGATTTAAACAAGCCGTCTCAGCTTTAGCTGGGACGGAACAACTTAGGAGCTCGTAATTATGCATCGTAATAAGACCGTAGACGTTCATCAATTCACTATGATTCCCAAGGCCGATATCCCTCGGTCCTCGTTTGATTGCCAATCAACACATAAAACTACGTTCGATGCTGGTTATTTGGTACCCGTGTACGTAGACGAAATGTTGCCCGGAGACACATTTCGATTAAATATGACTGCATTTGCTCGTTTAAGTACTCCAATATTTCCAATTATGGACAATATGCACTTGGACAGTTTCTTCTTCTTTGTTCCAAATAGGCTTATTTGGAGCAATTGGCAAAAATTTATGGGACAACAAGCGAATCCGGGTGATTCGATTTCTTTTGTTGTTCCCCAACAAGTATCTCCAACAGGAGGATACGCGGTAGGTTCGTTACAAGATTATATGGGTTTACCCACAGTGGGACAGGTGTCCAACAGTGGAACGGTATCCCACTGCGCTTTTTGGCCTCGTGCGTATAACTTAATATGGAATGAGTGGTTTAGAGATGAAAACCTTCAGAATTCTGTTACTGTTGATGTGGGTGATGGCCCTGATAATGTGGCTAATTACACATTATTAAGACGTGGAAAGCGTAAAGATTATTTTACAAGTTCTTTACCATGGCCACAAAAAGGTGCTTCTGTAAGTTTACCTTTAGGTACTTCAGCACCTATTAAAACTGATGATTACCCAAACCAAGCCATTAACTTAAATAGTTCTTCCGGATATGGAGTTGGTACTAACTCCGGTCGTGCATTTTTTGCTATGGTAGGCGAAGTTTATACCGCTGGAAGGTCTTTATATGCTGATTTATCTACGGCAACTGCCGCAACAATTAATCAATTACGTCAGTCATTTCAGATTCAAAAGTTGTTGGAGCGTGATGCACGCGGAGGCACTCGTTATACTGAAATTATTAGGAGTCATTTTGGTGTTATTTCTCCTGATGCTCGCCTTCAGCGTCCCGAATACATCGGGGGTGGATCGTCCAATATTAGTATTAATCCGATCGCTCAAACGTCAGGCACTAATGCTAGTGGAACTACTGCCCCTCTGGGCACACTTGCTGCTATGGGTACTGCCTTGGCTCATAATCATGGCTTTACTTATTCGGCTACTGAACACGGTGTAATTCTTGGATTGGTATCTGTACGTGCAGACCTCACATATCAACAAGGGCTTGCCCGTATGTGGTCTCGATCAACACGATACGATTTTTATTTCCCAGCATTTGCTACGCTTGGTGAACAAGCGGTACTTAATAAGGAGATCTATGTTCGTGGCGATTCTAATGATAACGGCGTATTTGGTTATCAAGAACGTTGGGCCGAATATCGTTATTATCCCAGCCGTATCTCTGGTTTGTTCCGTTCTACTGCTAGTGGCACTATTGATGCTTGGCATCTTGCTCAACGGTTTACTGCATTACCTACGTTGAACACGTCATTCATTCAAGACACACCACCAGTGGATCGTGTTGTTGCTGTAGGATCAGCTGCAAACGGCAAACAATTTATTTTTGATAGCTTTTTTGATTGTAAGAAAGCACGACCAATGCCGATGTATTCTGTACCCGGCTTGATTGATCATTTCTAATATGTTTGGCGGACTTTCGTTAGGCGGAGCCGTTGGTGGTGTTCTTGGCTTTCTTGGCCAACAACAAACCAATCAAAAGAATTGGGATATTGCACAAGCTGCTAACGCAGCTAGTGCACAACAAGCTCAAAGTCAAATGGATTTTCAAGAGCGTATGCGTGAAACCCAATATCAAACCGCCGTAAAAGATATGCAAAAAGCCGGTCTTAACCCAATGTTAGCTTATTCTCAAGGTGGAGCGGGTACCCCAACTGGAGCGATGGGGCAGGTGTCCACTGCTAAAGTTGGAAATACTTTAGCTTCTGCCGTACAGGGATACCAATCGATGGCTATGACCAATGCCGAATTGGATCAAAAAGATGCATTAACACAAAATACTTCAGCGGCTACGTTAAAAACAGAAGCCGATACTATTCAGACTGCCGTCAATATTCAAAAGATATTGGCAGACACTGAATTAAGTAAACAACAGTATATTAATATGCAAGAGATGCTTAACAAATTGATAGCTGAAATAGCCAATTTGAAAGCAACAAAACCTCTAATTGAAGCTCAAACTGCTCAAAGTCGTGCTACTACGACTAACGTTGAACAGAATATTGCACCCAGTACCGATCCTTATTGGTACAGAGATTTTAAACGTGCAATTAACAATGTAAGAAAAAACCCATCATTATTAATTCCATTTGGAGGAAGCAAAAAATGAGTAAAAACACACTTTTTTTACGTACACCATATAACTATGATACAGATGCTGCATCTAATGAGTCAGGGTTGGCTTGTGAGGAGCCTTCTCTGGCTCAGCAGCATTACAAAGATGAATGTGATATCAACACAATTCTACAAAAGTTCAATATAACGGGTTTATTGCCTGAAACCCCATTATCGCCTCGTTATGGCGATTTTAGCGGTATTGGTGACTACCATACCGCACTGAACCGCGTTATCGCGGCTCAGGATGAATTTGAGGCATTACCAGCCCAAATTCGCGCTAGATTCCAAAATGATCCAGCGCAACTGATTGAGTTTTTAGAAAACGAGAACAATAGATCAGAGGCCGAGGAACTCGGACTAGTAGAAAAAGCAGCTGCCGAAGCCGTAGAAGCTGCTCAAAACACACCTGAAAAGGCGGCTGAATAAGCCGTAGCACAGTTACTCTACTTGATGTAACTGTGCTAGGTGACACCAAACCGAAACTGTTAGTTAAACGAGGAGCTAAAAATGATGTATAGAAAACCAGTAAATAAACGGAAATCTGCTAAGAGTTTCCGTAGAACTGCAAAACGTACTAAAGCAGCTAATATGCAAAAAGCCCCACATCGTGGCGGCTGGCGTCTATAACTAACTAAAATGGGTACCTCACATGCCTTGTTATCACCCTTTAAGAGCATATCAATGCTCTGATGGATCAATTGTCTTTTATGAATCTAAAAGACACGATACTGTCAAAACCCTTTCTTTACCCTGCGGCCAATGTGTTGGCTGCAGACTCGAACGCTCACGTCAGTGGGCAATTCGTTGTATGCATGAAGCTCAAATGCATACACAAAACTGTTTTATTACATTAACTTACGATGATGACCATCTCCCAAGCGATAGATCACTACACTATAGAGACTTTCAGCTCTTTATTAAAAGATTACGAAAACGGTATCCTGGACGAAGAATACGTTATTACATGGCTGGAGAATATGGTGAAAACTTTGG